TGATGGCCGTGGACACCAAACGGCTAGACGAGCTCAAGAAATCGATCTTGGACACCCTTTCCCAGATGGAGACAGTCCGGCAGAAGTCGGAATCGGTCAGGTGGGAGGCGTGCGCCCTGGTGAAGCACCGGACGAACGACTTCAACCTCGGCACCAGCAGGATCAAGCCGAAAAAGCTCTACAGCAACGTCGGGTCCGATGCGGTCAACACAGCCATCAACGGGATCATGGGTTATCTTATATCCCCGAACATCAGATGGTTCAACTGCACCACGCAAGGTGCGGACTTCACACCGAGCGACAAGATCTCCGGCGCGAACGACTATCTGGAGCAGATCGTCTCCTTGATCCTGAACGCTTTCTCCCAGAGCAACTTCTATTCGGCCACGAACTTGGCGACCGCTGACGCGTTCGTCCAAGGCACGAGCGCGGAGATGGTGACCGAGGAGAATGGCAAGCTCGTGTTCGACACGATCGACCCCCAAGAGTTCTACATCTCGGAGAACGACAGCCGGTGGGTCGACACGTTTTACCGTGTCTACGAGATCCCGGCCAAGATCGCCAAGAAACGCTGGGGTGATGCGCTGCCCAAGGAGATCAAACGGTTGATCGACAACGGGGGCGGCCACCAGATGTGCAGGTTCATCCATGCGATCTATCCGCGCGAGGATGCGCTCTCGAAGCACGGGAAGGCGATCATCTCCACCAGCAAGGCATACGCATCGGTCCATTACAGCTACACCGGCGACCAAGTGTTCTTGGAATCCGGGTTCGACGAGTTCCCGGTTGCGGTGCACCGGTGGTCCCTCAAGGGCACGAGCCCCTACGGCAGCAGCCCGGTCATCGAGCTGATCGAGGAGCTCAAGAAGCTCGACAGGCTCGAGTACTTGAAGGTCACCGCCATCCATTCCTATGTGGATCCGCCGCTCTTTGCACCGGAGGTCATGATGAACCGCTTGGACCTCAATCCCGGCGGCCGCAACTATTACAACATCGCGCAGGTCGGGGAGCCGAAGCTCTTCTCCACCTCGATCGACATCAACCACTTGACGTTGGAGATCCAGGCCCTCTCGAACATGATCCAAAGGTGCCTGTACGCCGACCTGTTCACGATCCTCATGAGGCAGGAGCGGGAACGGACCGCGTACGAGGTCAGCGAGATCAAGGGCGAGGGGCTCGTGCTGCTGTCCGCGATCATCGGCAACATGCAGCAGGAGAAGATCACGCCGCTGGTGATCAGGACGTACAACCTGCTCACCGCCGCCGGTGTGATCCCGATGCCCCCGATGGAATTGGTGAAAGCCTCGGACGGGCCGGTGCGCGTCGAGCTCGACGGGCCGCTCGCCCAGAACATGAAGGCATACCACCAGACGACCGGCATCACGCAGGGCATGCAGGCGTTGGCGGCGGTGATGCAACTGAACCCCGACTCGCAGGTGAACGTCGACTTCGACGAGTTGATCCGCCAGGCGATGAGCGCGAACGGCATGCCGCAGACGATCATCCGCGAGTGGGCCGAGGTCAAGAAGATCAAGAAACAGCAGCAAGAGATGCTGCAGCAACAAGCCCAAGCCCAACAGATGCAGATGAAAGCCGATGCGATCGGCAAATTGTCGAAGGCCGAGGGCACGGGGGCGCAGCAGATGATGCAAGGGATGGTGGGGCGATGATCAGCACGAGGCAACAGGTCACGAAAGAGGTCTTATCGCTCCGCAACCACCTGCGCAACGTCTACCGCACCGAGGGCGGCTTGTACGAGCTTGCCCGCACCCTCAGGGAGTGCAGGGTCTTCGACGAGATCCCGTGCACGGCCGAGGCGGTCGCCCTGCGCAATTTCGCCATCCGCAAGATGGAGGATCTCGGGATGCTCGACGAGGAATCCTTGATCCCCCTGTTGAAGTGGATGCTCGACAACGATTGGAAACAGCCGGTCGACGACGACCGGAAAGGAGAACAGCAATGGTAGCACCCGATGGGAACGGGTCGGTGAAGGCACCTGAGCAGGCGGCGGCGGTCGCCGGCGATGGGACGGATCTGAAGCCCGTGTTACCTGAAGAAGGCCAAAGCACTGGTGGAAAACCCTCCGTAGGGGGGAACGGCGCGACCAGCCCGGCATGGATGGCGCAGTTGCCTGTGGACCTGAAAGCGGATCCCGAGCTCGCGAAGTACGCGACTTTGGGGGACTTCGTCAAAGCGACGAAAAAAGGACCCGCGGATGGGAGCAAGCAGCCTGACGGCACCCAAGCGAATGGAACAGAGCCGGTCAAGTACAAGGATTTCAACAAGAGACTGGACGAGGACTCGGACCCGCTCGGGATGGTCGGCGAATCGCTGAAGGCCACCCTGGAGGCGTCGGGTGTCCCCGAGGAGGTTGCGGCGAAGGTCTTCGAGACGTTGACCGACGCCCAGAAGACCGCCGCGCAGAAGCTCGTGGAGAAGGGCAAGGACTGGTGCGAGGCCCAGCTGAAAAAGAGCTGGGGGCAGAAGTACGACGAGAAACGGGCGGCCATGACCCGCGCATACATCGCGATGGTCCAGCCGGGCAGTGATCTCGCCAAGGCGCTCGACCGCACCGGGGCGAGCATCAACCCGGCGGTGGCCGAGTTGCTCGCCCGCATCGGCTCTTCGATCAAGGAGGACGGGAAGGTCCCGTCCAATGCGAGCGGGGGCAAGGGACGGGACCCGAGGGTTCCGGTCAAGTATCCGGACTGATAGGAGTTCAACATGCCGAATTATTTGACGTTCGCGGACGTAGCTGCCGCGACACACAACGAGGATCTGGTGCCGGTGGTGAACGAGATCACCACCAGGGTGACCATGTGGGACGACGCACCCTGGAAAGCGTCGAGCGACATGCTGCGCGACATCGGCGGCCGCGAGGGGCAACCCCCGAGGGCCACATGGGTGGCGATCGACGAAGGCGCCGCACCGAACAAGGGCAGCATGGAGAAATACACTGAGGAGCTGGGCATGATCGAGGCGTGGTCCGAAACGCTCAAGAAGATCATGGACATCTCCCCGCATGCCAACGAGTTGCGCTGGCGCGAGGACAAGCGGCACCTCAAGGGCATGGGCCTCGATCTCGAGAACTGCCTCCTGTACGGGAACAGGGTGCAGGATCCGCGCAAGTTCCTCGGGTTCATGCCGCGTTTCAGCGAGCTGACCGACATCGACGGCGTGTCCAAAACCCGCGACGCCGAGTTGCCCTTCATCACCATCGATGCTGGCGGCAACAACGCGAACGGGATGAGTTCGATCCTGATCGTGCACTGGGACGTGGACGAGGGCGCCCACTTGCTCTATCCGTCGTACAAGCCGAACAACGGGCTTGAGTTCACCCCGTACCCGTACGCGCCGGTCAAACAACCGGACGGGACCATCATCGAGGTGGCCAACAGCAAGTTCTCCTGCATCGCCGGCTTGGGAATCGCCAACCGCAAGAGCGTGATCCGCGTCGCGAACATCGACAACGACCCCGCACATTACGCCGAGAACATGGNNGCAGCGCTCCCGGTCGATTTCCAAAACTCGGTCCGGCTGTATGCGAACGCCAAGACGATCACCAACTTGCGCAAGGCGATGGCCAAGCGCGTGGTGCCCGCCACCTATGGCGACAGCGTTCCGAAGAACGCGACCGGGGACGTGATGTTCGACTCCTTCGTGATCAGAAGGTGCGACTCGATGCTGGACACCGAAGCAAAGGTGCTGTAAGGAGGCAACCGATGATATTCGAGAAGAACTGTGCGGTATTCAACCCGCTGGAGCTCCCATTGGTCTCCGTCGAAGGAGGGGAAACACTGGAAGGGGCCCCGATCGATTTCCAATTCGCCAACCAGATGGTCGAGTCGAACCAAGTGCTCGAGGTGTTCGTGGCCAAGCGGGCGACCGCAGGGCAGACCGTCACCCCAGCGGTACCCAAGAAGGTCACCTTGGCGGTGACCACCGCACCGACCGAAGCCGGGGACGTCACGGTTGCCGGAGTTGCGGTTGCCCTCGATGACGCTGTCCAAACGACTGCGGCCTTGGTTGCCGCGGCGATCGCCGCTGGCAATTACGCTGCCGCGGGGTGGTCGGCTGTCCAAGGCGAAGGCGCCGATGCGGCGAAAGTGTTCTTCACCGCGACGGTAGCTGGAGTGAAGGAGGACCTCGAGTTCGAGGACACCGGCACCACCGGGGCCGAAGCGACCGCCACCACGACCCAAGAGGGGGTCGCCCAGATCGTCACCCCCCATGCGCCGACCCTCCAGGTCCATGTGTCGACCAGCGACGACGGCGAGAATTTCACCGTGGTGCAGTCGGGCGTGGTCCTCAGGCTCGCGGACCTTGCCGAAGGGGCGACCGTCCACAAGGCCGCCCTGCCGGACAACTGCAAGAAGATCGTCCGTGTCGATCTCGCGAACGACAGCGAAGACGACTTCACCGGGGGAGCCGTGGTCGGGGTGGTGAGGCCCTTGTGAGATGGACACCTACATCGCGCTCAGGGATTGCTACCACAACGGTTTCTACCTCAAGCGGGGACAGACCGTGAAGGTGCCCAAAGGCACCAAGGTGGAATTCAAGCTGCTGAAGCTTGTCGAGGACGAGGCCGCCGAGAAGAAAGCCTCTGGAAAGTGACTGACGGGGGCTTCGGCCCCCGCTCTTTATGGGAAGCGCCATGACCGAGCTGGATCTGTTCAACCTCGCCCTCGCTCCGTTGGGGCGCGAGATCTCCGAAACGGAATACGAAGGCGAGGACCCCTCGAGGGAATTGCGCCTGTGCAGGCAGCATCTGGCCCTTGCCCGGATCCGCGTCATGCGCGAGTTCGACTGGTCGTGCCTGACGGTGAAGCTGGACATGGACTTCGACGACGACGAGCCAGGGTTCGGGTTCGCCCACGGGTACTTGCTCCCGTACGGCGTGTTCAAGATCATCGGCTTGGCCGGTGACGGCCCGTACCGTGTTGTAGGGGGAAGGCTCTACACGGACGAGGATGCACCCGAAGTGCACGGCGTCATGACCGAATGGCCCGAAAGCGGCGTACCGGAAGACTTGCACGAGCTGGCCGCCTATGCGCTGGGATACCTCGTGGTGCCGGTCCTCGCACCGGAAGCGAAACTGGAGCAATTGCTGTTGCAGCGGTACACGTGGTGCTTGGGCGGGCTGACATCTGCCGAGGCCCGCAACAACCGCAAGGCAGCTCCCGGGAGACCGCTATGGAGGTGATGGCCAACAACTTCACCTCCGGGGAGGTCTCGGCGAAACTCGGGGGGCGGATCGATCTCGGGTTGTACCAGAACGGTGTGTCGCGCCTGGAGAATTTCATCCCGATGCTCCAAGGCGGGATCACCCGCCGTCCGGGCACCAGGCTGGTCGCGGCCTTGGACGGGCCGTGCAGGATCCTGCCGTTCGTGATCTCCGTCGACCTTGCCTTCATCATCGAACTCAGCACGGGGAAACTGCGCATCAGGGACCATCTGGGATCGGTTGTCGCGCTGTTGGTCGAAGGGGTGTCCGCCGACCATTTCGCAGTGCCGTACCTACAGACCGAGGTGTGGGAGATCCAATACACGCAGGATTACCGGACCTTGTTCTTGGCACACCGCAACCATCCCCCGAAGATGCTCACCTACACCGGGGGGAGCTTCACGTTCGGGACCTTGGTCCCCGCCACCGACCCGAAGTATTCGGGGATGTTCCAGGGAGCCGGGAATTATCCAGGGTGCGTCGCATACTGCGCCAACCGCATCTGGTTCGCGTCCAGCACCAACAACCCGTACCGGTTGTGGGCGTCGCGTCCGTTCGAGCAGGACGATTTCACCACCTACGACACCGTGGTGACGGTGGACAAGGTTGTCAAGGACCCTCCGTGGCCCGAGGGCTGGGACGACGACCCGAGCCTGATCTACGAGGAAAAGACGACCGCACGGGACGTGGTGGGGGCTGACAACGCCATGGTGTTGGAAGTCGGCTCGAACCGCAACGACCGCATCGAATGGATCGCCGTGGGGCGTAACCTGGTGGTGGGCACAGCTTCGGGCGAATGGCTCATGCCCGGCAACATCGACGCGCTCAACCCCCAGATCGTCCAAGCCTCGGCGTACGGAAGCGCCCCTTTGCAGGCGATGACGGTCAACGAGGACATCCTGTTCGTGCAGTCCGGAAAGAAACGGTGCCGGGGCTATGTGTCCTCGGCCGACGGGTACTCCTCGCCGGACCTTACTTATGCTGCTGACCACATCTTGGAAGCCGGGGTGCGCGAATGGGCGTTCCAGCGCGTCCCTGAACCGAGGGTGTATTGCGTGTTGGAGGACGGGACGGTCGCAGTCCTTTCCTACAACAAGCTGTACGGCCTCCAGGCATGGGCGAAATCCACCTTCTCCGGTCCGGTCAAGTCGCTGTGCGTCTTGGACTGCCCGAGTGGGCAGGACGTGTACGCGGTCATCGTCCGCGGCACTGGCACGTGCCTCGAGAAGTTCGACGAGTCCGCGGTCGTCCACGCCGACCATCTGGGGGAGGACGAGGAGATCCCGTTCGATTCAGAGATGGTCGGCAACCGGATGGACTTCCAGTTCACCGGGGGGACCACGATCGGCAAGCGCAAGCGGGTGACGAGGGTGACCCTCAGGCTCTTGGCCAGCGGGAGCTTCAGCGCGGGATACCGCGGCTTGGAGAATCACAGCGGGACGATCGCCGAGGGCGATGTCTCCGTGTCGATCGGCGGCGGGTTCGATCCCGAGTTGCGGATGCAGGTGAGATCGTCGGGGTCCGATCCGTTGACGGTGCTGGCCATGGTGTTCCAGACGGAGGTGGTATGAGCCTGATTGCATTGGCCGTCCTTGGCGGCAGCTTGCTGGGCATGATCGGCGGCAAAGCGAAAGCCGACGAGCGCAGGGCCCAATTCGACGACAAGCTCGAGGACCTGAACCGGCAGAAATCGGTGCTCGACCTCCAGTTCACGCAGTTCCAGGCGAACGACGCACTGTCGAGGGATATTCTCAAGGCGGACCTGTTGTCTCAGAACAAGGAACTCGACTTGCTCGCCGACCAGACGATCGCCAACCGGGACATGGCGATCACCCAGAGGGCGAAGACCGGCGCGATGCAGAGCCATGTGGATGCGGCGGGCATCGCCACGCTCGCACAGCAGTCCAAGCAGGCCGAATCCGAAGCGAACCAACGGGCCGCGGGCAGCGGGTTCCGGGGGACCGGCACGGCGAAGAATGCGGTGGTGAACGCCCAACGGGCTGGATCCGCAGCGCTCGACCAAGGTCGGCTCCAAGCGGCGGTGTCGCTGTACCAGACGCATGCGACAGCCCTGAACGCCTATGTGAGCGCCAACCAGCAGGCCGACGCCTACCAGCGCCAGATGGAGCAAAACGAGGCCGATTACAGCCAAGGCATCCAGAGGCTGGACCTCGGGCTGCAACAGGCGCAACAGACGTACGACCTGCAGGGGGGATTCTTGGCTTCGGACATCGATTACATGAATGGGGAAGGCAAGCAAACGTTGAACGGTGCGATGGCGTGGGACATCCTCGGGGGCATGTTCTCCGGCGGTGTCGATGCGTACAAACTCTTCGGATAAGGGGTCCACATGGGTGTGAAATCATATGTCGCCAGCCTGAAACAGGATGCGGCCCAAGGGGCGCTCGGTGTCGCGTGGGATGCGTTGAAACTCAAACAGGCGCTCGACGCGACGGAGATCGACCGGAGGGCCGAGTCGATGAACCTGCAGATGTCCGATTTCCTCGACAAGCAGCGGTACAAGGCCAATTTCGACGAGTACCAAGCCGATGCGAGGGATTTCGTCGAACAGGTCCGGTCGGGGATCCTGGAGGACCCCGCCCTCAGCGCGATGGCGAAGGAGAAGTTGTCCTCTTCGGTGCTGCCCAAGTTCAAAGAGACGGTCGAGCACAACGTGGCCGCCCTTGAGCGGAAAGGGCGAATGGCCATGCTCGAGACGAACCTGAAGGCCAAGGGCACGGCGATCGCCGCCGATCCATCGCTGGATGTGGAGGCTTCCACCGCCCGGTACGCCGATTACCTGACGTCGACCGGGTACTTCAGCGAGGACGAGGTCGCGTTCAGGGCCGGCCAATACCGCAAGGAGGTCGTCCCGGTCAAGGCGTACCAGAACGTGCAGAAGTCGATCGACGAGCAATACGGGAAAGCCGGGTACGACGTGTCGGCTGAGGTCGAGCGCGTCTCGGGAGAGTTGCAACTCGGGGCCGATCAGAAAGGAAAGCTCCTGGAGCAGGCGGTCGCCTACGCCAAGGTCAAAAAAGAGGAAGAGGACGATTATTACTCAGGGTATTTCGAGGAATCGAAGAACAGCATCTACCAGAGCGCGAACCAAGGGCAGCTGTTCGATGTCGCATCCATCATGGAAGCGGCCAAGGATGCCCCCCTGAGGACGCAGTACGGGTTCTGGCAGCTTGCCGAGTATGCGCGGGCGAACAACGACCGCATCATCGAGGGCTCCCTGAGGGACACCTTGGCGAAGGGCTCGGGATTCGACGCCACTGCGTGGGCCATGTCGGAGCGGTTGTCGAACAGGGTCACCTCGTCGGCGTTGCGCATCGACGCATTGGTGGCCAGCGCGGCCAAGGCTGTCCCGGTCTCCACCGGCACCGGATATTCCGCGGGGTTGCAGATGATCGACACGATGGACGCCCCGGTGACGCCCGAGGAACGCGCAAAAGCGAAGGTCCAGTACTTGGCGATGGTAGCCAGGGAGCAGAAGAACGACTCGGAAGTCGTCGCCGACATGATCAACGCATTCGCCCAAGGCATCGAGCTCGGCAGGCAGCGCAGCGAAGGCGGACAACCGTCAACCGAACCTCCAACGGCTCCGGGTACCAGTGCCGAGCCGGTTCGAATGGACCGGCAAACGCTTTCGTTGCCTCCGCTAGACTTCATGTGGGAGCTCCCGCCCGCAGTCGACGGCTCGTTGGCCATCTCTGTCCCGACCAAATCTAGTTCAGAAAAC